GTAAAAGCCCCGTGCGTAAGAAAAACAACACGAAACTTTTATAGTGACATTTAAGTCACCTTCATCTCTCCTTGCCCGAAGGATCGAGAGACAAAATATGTATTTCGTAGATACCTAGGTTTATAAACGGTTTTCATCTCATAGTTGTAAGCCATGACTGTATATGTAGTCTAACAGGTTCTCCTCATTACAGGTTCTTGCTACACGTAGTCTATACTTACGAGACCGCCCTAAACATCTACTAGTGTGATGAAGATACTTTTTGTTTCTTCATATTATATTACTATTCTGATATCCTTATATTGTTTTCTGTATCAAACGTCTCGTGTTGTTTTTCTTACGCACGGGGGCTTTTAGAGACATTTCTCATCCATAAAGGATTGCAATTTAGGGTTTCTTTTCGGAAAAATGTTTAAAAAAAGGGCTTGAAATGATAAATTGACTTTAGTGAAAATTAGTGAAAATTATATGTAATACATATGGCGGATGCGTTGAAAGATATTCTTTATTCGAACGTGTGTCCTATTACACAAGATATTATTGTAGAACCTGTAATTTCTATTGACGGAATTACCTATGAGAAAACTTACATTGAGAATTGGTTAAATATCAAGAGTATTTCACCTATTACTCGTGAAGTCATTTCAAATAAATGTGTCGAGAACAAGATTTATATTAGTCTTGTAGAAAAGTTGTGTATCATTGATGAAGGATTCAAAGATGAATATGACAAATTGAAAAAAGACTTTTACGCTATAAAAGATGATAATATACACACAATTGTAAAGTTATATATAGACAACAAACCTAGATGCGTATCTTTATATGGTCGTATTGAGGATTGGGATGTGTCGAATGTGACTAATATGAGTAAATTGTTTCTATTTTGTAAACAGTTCAACGAAGATATTTCAAATTGGGACACTTCTAATGTGACTGATATGAAGGGTATGTTTGCTGGTGCTGAAAGTTTCAATCAGCCGATTGGTGAATGGGATACTTCTAATGTGACTAATATGCATGGTATGCTTTTAGATGCTAAAAGTTTCAATCAACCAATCGGGGACTGGGATACTTCTAAAGTGACTGATATGACCTATATGTTTCGCCAGTGCCTTCATTTTAATCAACCTATTGGTAAATGGAATGTTTCTAATGTTACTGATATGAGTTACATGTTTCAAGAGGCTAAAAGTTTCAATCAACCAATCGGGGACTGGGATACTTCTAAAGTGACTGATATGACCGGTATGTTTTATCGAACTGTGAGATTCAATAAACCTCTCAATAAATGGGATGTTTCTAGAGTGACGAGTATGTTCGGAATATTTTGTGACACACAGAGTTTTGACAAACCTCTCAATAAATGGGATGTTTCTAAAGTGACAAATATGAGGTCTATGTTCAATTCTGCTAAAAGTTTTAATAAACCTCTTAATAAGTGGGACGTTTCTAATGTGCGTAATATGGAAATGATGTTTCGTAAGGCACATTTTTGTCAAAATATTTCGAATTGGAATTTGACAAAATTGGAAGATGTTCATCAAATGTTTCTAAATTCACGTATGATTGATAAGTTTAAGCCGAAGCGGAGTCTTCTGTACAGGGCGATACATATTTGAATCGATCGAGAGATGCTGTCAAGAAACCAAGGAGCCTCTCGCACACGAGTTGTAGGACGGGTCCAAACATTGGTAGATGAAGTCGAAAATGAAGGTAGTGCCAACGCAGACTCAAATCCATTTTCATGAATACTTTGCGTTTCGTGAAGTTTTTTTAAAAAAAAATAAAAATGAAATGAAATAAAAACAAATAATACTTTATATAATACTTTATATAATGCTTAAGTCAATAGAATATGAGTTATATTTTGATGGTGCTTCTCGAGGAAATCCTGGTAAAGGATCATCTGCGGCTTTAATTATTGAGAAATCTACAAACAAGATAGTTTGGAAAGGTTGTAAATATTTTGGAGAAAAAACAGTTACAAATAATGTTGCGGAGTATCATGCCTTATTACTTGGTGTTAATGCTATGAAAAAATACGAATTAAATAATGTTAAAATAATGGGTGATTCTCTTTTAGTTGTAAATCAAGTGAAAAAGATATGGAAATGTAAAAATGCTGTTTTAAATGAATATTTGCAAAAAGTTTCAATGAAATTAAAAAATAAGAAATATGATATATCTCATATTCCTAGAGATAAAAATACTATTGCTGATAAATTAGCAAATAAGTGTCTTGATGATTGTAAAAGTAGTTCAATGGTTTTAAAAGAAATATTATAAAAAAACTTCACAAAAAAACTTCACGAAATGTTCAACTTTTTTATATTGTTTCATGGGTTTTCTTCATTTGAAGAAACTTGTTATAGATCTTTGACCGAACTTTTTGCCTTCTTCAATCAGCACTCGACTCTTAAATAGAACATTATACGCTTCCTTTGCTTTTTCTTCCATAATCTTTTCTCGGATTTCGCTTGTTGATTTTTTTCCTTCTCTTTCGAGTTTTATCTGCAACAAATCAAAGTGATTTTTGGGTAGTCTATATCCATAATTCCGTATATTTTCCAGAGCAAGACCCATTACTTGACACACAGGCTTGCTAACCTGATTTGTAATATAGAACAAATAATCTATTTTTAGTTTGTTCTTCACAATGAATTCAGGATGTTCCACGCGATCTCCCTGTAATTTAGGGGCGACTTTTGTTTGGATATACACAAACGGAATTCTATCGTTAGACTGGGGCTTGTTTCCAGGATCACGATCGCCCATACGATCAGCAAGTGCTTTGTGAACGATTGCAGCAGGATTCGCATAGACTGCATTTAAGCGCTTAGTAATAATGAAATATTGTAGAGGAAATTTGCCTTCAAGAATGTCGTCAACCGTAGTTAGTAGAAATCTCACAGCACCTTCGATGTCTCTATTGTTGATGATTCTCTTAATGATTCCATCATAAACATATTTCACTATTCCAGCATTATCTCGACGTTTTGTAACAACTCCCATAGATGTCTGATAATATCTTTCAAGGTCAAACTCGTATTTATTCCCTATATATCCTTTCTTACGAAGGAGAATAAACGGCCAAAATGTCTTTTCATACTCCAGTTTGTGAGGATATGCGAGAAACTTCTGAATACCTTCTTCAACTTCAACACTTCTATCGATTGATTCTTGTATACCTTCTTTTCCGGAATTTTCTGGTTTGAAGTTGACAAATATACTGTCCGTGTTATGAACGATGATATTTCCAACACCAGCCTGAAACTCATGATTATCCGTCGTTAGATCATAAACATAACCTTCATATACAATGTTAGAAAGCGAAATCACTATTCCGTTTGTTTTATAGTTATTCTTAAGAAATTTTACTTGTTTCTTTACATAATAACTACTCGAACCAGCAGTAATTTCATGTCCAAATTCAATATCTCTTTGGAGTAATTCATCTCCAACTCTTAGATCATTTGGAGAAATTTCAACGCCGGATTTTAATATAAGAGAATGGTCGTCAGTAACATCGACACAACCAGTATGCGTTAAAACTCGTATGATCTTCTTTTCTTTTACAAGAATATGTCTGATTACACGATAAAGTTTAGTCCAACCTTTTGAAGTCCAAGTATAACAATCATCTAATTCACATGCTTCTTTATCTTGTTTTCCTGGTTCGATGCAGTTTAACCATTTATCTTCGCCAAATCTTTTAGCAACATCTTCAATCTTTTCAATAATTACACGGCCTTTATATTTGATGGTAATAGGTGTATAACCTGTAACAGAATCGCCATACACTATCTCAGCAGTTGGAAAGTGCTCTTTTACATAGTCTTTGGCCAAATGAAGGTGTCGTCGACCAATCGCTGTGGTAGATGCGGCAATATCCTTATAATACAATGAAGATACTTCCGCACCCACCCCACCATAAAGAGAATTCGCAGTAACTTTATAGGCCAATTGCAGACCATCTAAGACCGATCGTCTAAAAGCATCCTTTTCAGTCTTAATCTGATTTCGTGTATCTTTACGCGCCTTCAACAATTTCATCAAAATACGTGGTAAAATTCCTCGCGAACTGTTGTCGATCGATCCATCTTCGTTCAATGTGGGTTGAATGAAACGACATGTCACCACTGGATTTTCTTTAACGATAGACTTTTTCCATGTTTTTCCTACAAGCTTATTGATATAATTGTCATAAGATACATCTTCAAATTTGATTCCCATTTCTTCAAGAAGTTTTGCTCCACTTTCTCCTTGATATTTAGATTCTTTGATGATAGAATCATGTGAAATATTTGAACCAATCATTGAACTCGGGTATAGGGAAGAATAATCCAATACAGATACTGGATCGTTCAAGAAAATTGCTGGTGTTGGCTCGAGAACTTCGGCACCTTCATATGAATCTTTTGTATCTTCCTTTGGACGCGGTAGTTCTGGGATCAAATAGTTTTCTTTTTGACATTCCGATGATACAAGAGACAACGTCTTAATCATCTGACCACGCATGAATAGATAACTGAATGGAACTAAACAAACGTTCGACATACCCAAATTATTCGTGATGATTTCGAGTTTCTGCATTATGTTTAGACACAACTCACAATCCTGAACACAGTATTTAGCAACAATTCCGCGATCTTCGTCAGATCCACGTTGCATATCAAATATATCTTGAGGACTTACATTGTCTTTGCCAACCGACCAGTAAAATGATTTGGGATTTTCCGGGAATTCTTCTTTTGCTTCGCCTTCAAGAATGAAGCTTTCGTTTTCAGTCATTTCTAGAATACGTCTCTTATCGCCAACGAATTCGTTTCCGATGATTGTTTGCTTAAACACAGCAACATAATCACCTACCTTCAAACTAAATGTCGATTTTGTGTAAACCTTTACACTATTTTCTGAATGTTCAAACTGCGTAATTCCACTATTGATGAATTGTGTTGAAACATCGTCCAGCTTGTAGGAAGACAGATTGTGATCTTTCTGGATTACTTTCATCAAATCCACATAAACTATTCCTGGGCTATCGAAGTAGAATAGGAAATTATGGCCCAATGCAGCTGAAAATAGTTCCTTCGTTTCCATAGAACATTCTTTGTTTTTCAAAGCGCCTAGTTTACGAAGATATTTCAAGCACCCGAATTCTTCTGCACATTCCCAGAGAAACTTGATATCAAAACCAAATATATTATAGCCTGTCACAATGTTTGGTTGCTCACGTTTCATCATTCTAACCCATTTATAAATCAACTCTTCAACGGTTTTACACGTCTCAACTTCGATTCCAGTTAAATCTGAACAACCATCGAGAGTGACGATATGACGTTTTACATTGGAAGGATTCGCATAATCCTGTATGACCGTGCCAATCTGAATGACTTTGTCTCCTTTAACTCCAGGCAAAATACTATCCAATTCGTTTGATATGAGTTCAATAGTTTCCTTACCTTTCGTCTTTTTCAACAGGATACCAAGAATCTTTACCGACATTTTCTCAATTTCATCGCTAGATACGTCAGAATACTGTGATGGACGCTTCAAGAAAATCGTCTGAATAGAAGATTTCATTGAGTCATCGTATTTTTCATGTGTGATGTCACGAAAAGCACATTTTATCCACTGTTTTACAAGTGTTGGATTTGCCTTCTTGTTGTTACGAAGAAGTCTTAAATATTCTTCATAAATGTTAGATGCCAGTTTCTGATAGTCCTTTTTAGCAATCGGAAAATCGCCGTGACTGGAATCACACTCAATATCAAAAGATGCGATTTTGATTGACGCAGTCTTTTTTTCCTCTCCAGCATGAACTTTCCTCCAATTTACCTCGTAATTGATTTCAAAGTCACTTTCAGCATATTTCATGTCGATTTCCTTATAATCTTCAATACGAACCCACGATGAAGGCTGAATTTTTCGAAGGTGAATGAAACGCAATATCGGTAACACATTTTTCTCGTAAATCGGGAACTTATGTTTGAACAAGCGTGCCATAGGAAAACTATAAGGTTTCTTGAGTTTATAATACATCATCCGAGCTGCAGATTCGCTTTTGAAAACAAGTTGCATGAATTTCTTAGGACTGTTCCACTGATAATTCCGAAACTTGTACTTCAGTTTAACTGCACGTTTGACTTGACGGTCGTCACAAACGAATTCACCACGAATTGCTTTTGGTAGACTTTGTTTCAAACTTTCCATGAAAGGATCTGTCCAATTCTTATGCCAGTTTTCTGGAAGCTCAATGAAATAATATGGGGTAAAATCTTTAACTTTACAATGAACATTCTTACCGTCTTTATTGACCCCGAACAAATGAATCATATAGTTCTGTTTTTCATACACATCTTCTTCATCGTCGTCAGTACTATCCTCGTCTTCATCTATCTCTTCGTCGACAGTATACCAATCATAAATTTGAAAGACAGCTTCACTCATTTTTGTTTCTTAATATGTCATTGTTATATTATTTTGTCAATCATTTTTCAAATTTTAAAGAGTATATCACTATACTTGCTCAAATTAGAAGTGTGTTTAATTTTGTTTTAAAATATGTTCCTGTAAAATAATGTATTATCAAGAAAAATTACGTCAACTTGGTCTGAAAGAGAACCAGATCGAGAAAATATTGACTAAACTCAGTGTCAAAGGCATCGAAGAATTCATAGGAAAATACGAATTAGAACGCCAGCAAAACTATTTAAAGCAGCAACAAAATTATAAAGGAGGATATCAAGATCGAATGCAACAAACAAGAACATCTAGGATTTCCAACGACGAATTCCAATCTCAAATGAAATCCATAAGCGATGAGCGTAATGATGTTGTTAACGATTTAGAACGCATGACACAACAGCTATTTGGCGAAACAAATGATGAAGGATTCTACGAACCTAGGGAACTTGAACAGAAATATAGAAAACTTGCATTGAAATTTCATCCCGATCGAAACGGAGGAGACAATAGAGGATTCAATATGTTGAAAATTGCTCATGAAAACGCAAAGTCGAAAATTCCCGAATATTACGAAGAAAAAAAAATTGAACAGAAATTTGCAAATCACCAAGCTCCGCCTGACGAACTTTTCGATTCCAAATTCGACCAATCGAAATTCAACCAATACTTCGATAATAATTCTTTCAAAAAAACAGAAACCGGCTACGGAAATTGGTTGAAAAACATTGAAGATGTTAAGGAAGTCTCCAGACCGAGCGAATCAAATTTCAATTCCGCATTTATTAGCAACAAAAAAAACATGATGCAGAAAGTCGATCCAAAATATTTGCAGCTCATGAAAAAGTCTGATATTCCCGATGAAAGATACACAAGTCATCGTGGTGTTACGTTGGGTGAAGAAGAAGATGAAGATACGGATTTTACTGGAGTTGCAGAAGGAGGATCATTAAATTACACAGATATACGGCGTGCCCTAGAATTGACGCATCTTGTTGACGAAGATGACGTGGGTAAGAAGACTGACGAAGATGTCATGAAAAATTTCTCCAAGATGAAATCAAACTCGGGAAGAATTGAACAATTGACACCTGCTGAACAAGAGGCTTACAATGATTTTTTGCTAAAGAAACGCGAAGCTGAAGAAAACCGGAAGTATCGCGCCAGTCGCCAAGATGAGGAGATTGATGTGTTCTTTCAAAGAACCCATTCAAATAGAATCACGAATTATTGAATGTTCACTGAAGGAAGTGATACAATGTTTAGAAAAATTCTTCTACGATTTCTCTAGCAGCAATACGAGTGAGACCGTAAGAAATACCTTGCAAAAGGATTGGAAGACAGTAAATAACTAATGGAATACCACCAATCGCCATAATAACATATCCAATAATTTTTAATGCTTGTTTCAGATCATCGTCTTTTTTTCTATCGCCTATTTTGTATACTTTATAACCACCATACACAACCGAAATTAAAATAGCAATTATCAAGCCAATAAGAAAATATGCGAAAAGTACACCAAAAGTTCCAATAAGAAATGTTGAAAAAATATCAGTAAACATACTATACATATATCATACATAAAAAAAATTATATGTGTATTATATATAATGGTCTTTAAGCTTTCACGCAAAAAATCAAAAAAATATGGTGGTGAAGATGAAACACCCTTATCGATTGATAAAGTTGTTATAAATGAAAATGCTGGATATGCAACAGGCACGGTTACACTAAATGATAAGAACGATTCAATTCTAATTGATAATGGGAGATTGTTATACGTAGAACAGGGTTCAGAAAAAGATGATCAAGTTAATAATAAGGCAATTGTTCAAGGTTCTGCAATAAAGTCAATTAAGCGGTCATTTCTATCAAATGAAAATATTTTTATTACCAAATATACTGGTTCTAATAGTGGAAAACCGGTTAAAATTCATTTTGGAGGTGCTTCGCCTGGTGATATTACTAGAATTGTTATAAAACCCAATGAAAGCTTCACACTGAGCTCTGGATCATTTGTGGCTGGATCATCAAATCTTAATATTTCAGCGCGATTGAATGTTAGAGGTATTTTGTCCGGTGAAGGAATCGGTCTAACCCTTATTAAGAATAAGTCATCAAAAAACGGACACGTATATATTGGCTGTTTTGGTAAAGCCTCGCAACTAAAAGTTAAAACTGGATCAGAAGTATTATTAGACAACGGAGCGTATCTCGCATCAAAGAATATAAATGGTGAAAAAGCTTACACATTAACAAAGCTTAAAGGTATTAGGTCGTTTTTTCTTTCAGGAGAGGGAATCCTCATGAAGTTTAAGAATACATCTAATGAAGATATGATTGTATATACTCAATCGAGGAATTTAAATAATTTTGCTGAAATACTAGGACCATATCTTCCATCAAAAAAATAGAAATTAGTTCTGTGATAAACACAAATCAAAATAAGTGATTGTGAATTTTTTTTATCTCATTATGATATGGACATTGCAAAATTATCTTTCATTCATTTCCTAACGGCTGCGTTAGTTATCGAAGCTTTCATGATATTTCTATTCAGATTTACAAAATCTCCATTCACCGGGAAATCTATCAATGACTGGTACACGAATTTTAGATGGTCAGCTGTGATATTGGATGTTTTGTCTGTTATTATTGGCTTTTATCTTGCGAAATACGTGTACATGTTTCTAGTTAGAAAGAGCGTCATTTCAAAAAAATACGCCCTCTTGAAGTTTCTAACAATTATGCTCATTATTCAAATAGTTCACGATTTCACATTCTATTTCACGGTGATTAAGCCACATAAAACTGGCAAGAATTCGATCATGGATGAACTTCAATCGTATGCAGATAAAGTGTCATATGGAGCCGTCATCGGGGATTCATTCATGTATTTGTTAGCAACGCCTTTGCTTTATCTTTTGATTCAAATGGAAACTGAAGAAAATACGTTCATAAGTTTAGTTTCTGCTTATATAATAGGCTACATTTTGTATCAGAAACCGATTGTGTAAAACTTTTGTAAAAAACCTTACGGTTAAGCCCTATCTGGGGTATCAATTTTATCATAGCTTTTTGAAGGTTAGACCGCGTTCGATTCTTCTCTCTCCTCTTAAAATTTGAGGTATATGAATAAATTCTTTTTGATACCCGTTATTCTAATGTTTCTTGTTTTTATATTATTTTTTAAAATAAAAAAAACCTAACGGTTAAACCCTATCTGGGGATCGAACCCAGAATCTTTTACTTAGAAGGTAAACGCGATATCCAATTTCGCCAATAGGGCATGTTTTAGCAGCAATGTTGGGTCTGCTAATTCTATGTTATATTTTTTTTTTCGTTTTTTTTTCATTTTTTTTCCTCAGTTTTTTTTTATTTGTTTGCTTGCTTTTCTTGGTTTCAGAGATCCTCGTCAGAATCGACGACATACTCATCTTTGTTGTCGTCAACCGCATCAGCGACAATGTCCTCATCGTCATCGGCAAATGCGAAGCCTGTAAGCGCAATACGTTCAGGAACCTGCACCTGCATGAGCTCCCACGTGAGCCCACACTTACCACCGGCAATCCACACACCAGTAAGCTTTACAATCGTGCGAAGCATCATACCCTTACTGATTGCATCTGCAAGATCAGAGAGCTGCTCCTTCTTCTCATTGAAGCAAAGTGCCTTGAACTTGCCATCATAATTAGAAACCTTCATCTTGAAGGTAGGAGGATACTTGTCAGTAGGTTCTCCGTTTTCCGTTGCGATTTTGATAGGAGACGTGTAAAGAGCACGAGTAACCTCAACAGACTGACTCTTCTTCTTGAACCACTCGAGAGACTTCTTCGAGCCCTCATCGAGAATTCGCTCATCAACCTTCTCAACGAGATCCTTAAACTCAGAGACCTTAGTATCGCTGGATCCGAAAGACAGGTCAAGAGAATACTTGCAGCGTTCGCCGTCGTCATAGACTCCTAGACCGTAAGGAGTCTTCATCTTTGGAAGTTGCATAACAATGGGAGAATTCTTGTGATTCACATATACAATCTTAGCAACGGCCCCGTAAGGGCGCACGTCAGAGAATGTCAGCTTGGAAACATCGATATCGGAAACTTTAAGAACGTTCATCTTTGAAATAATTACAATAGTATCACTACAGTTCTTTCAAGTAAGATGTTCAATCATTTTTTCTTTTTTTTTCGTTTTTTCATATAGTATTTTCTTATTACATGTAAAGTTGTAAAGATTATAACATATAAACACAAAAATTATTATAACTGTAATAATAAACAAGTGAAATGGATTCAAACGATGATAGCAGTGATGTGCGACGGTCCTTCAATCCCATTTTGAATGTAACTATCAATGGAGATATAAACATTCATATGAATAATGAGCGTCCAAATTCCCGATTTTCAATTCCGAGTACTATTCCACTATTTTCAACACAAGTTCCTACACAAACTCATACCAATACGCAACAATCACCAGCGACCACGTCGAATACGCATCCCCAATTCTTGAACTCAGTATTACAGAGCTTGTTCCCGGGAATGGACGTCAATATTGACGTCCAAACTGAATCTTTATATGATCCACCAGTAAACGAACCAGGATTGACACAAGAAGAAATTGAAAGAAATACGACTTCCCATATTGTTGATGAATCAATCATGACAGATACAATGGCAATATGCTCCATATGTCGGGGAAATTATGATTATGGCGACAATGTTATTAGACTCAACAATTGCGAACACATGTTTCATAGGGGATGTATACATCGTTGGTTTGAAAACCACCGAAATTGCCCTTTATGTAGAACAAACGTTTGTCCTAATCCTTGAAATTATTATCTTCATATATGTAATAATTAGTAAATATGATGAATAAATTGTTCGGATTCAACCGGTTCCATTTACTTATGATACAAATTCTTGCCTTTAGTCTTATTTATATGATGCTTGGATCATCTCATTTCTCTGGCATTAATACACTCGAAGACATTTTGAGAAACGAGATTGTTCAAAAGCAAATCGTGGTTCCTATAATTGAGGAAAAGTTTATGAACCCACCCGCTGATGTAAAAAATGAAAAAGACATACAAATTAAGGATGAAAAAGCTGTGGAATTGAAAGGAAAAGCAGAAGAAATCAAAATTGAGGTGAAAAAAGAATTAGATGTTCTCATAACGAAAGACTCTAACTTTTTCCAGAGATTCTTTCTAAGATTCTACTTTTCATTTGTTACAGGAAGTACGTTAGGTTATGGTGATACAACCCCTTCTAGTGTACTTTGCAGAACAATTGCGATGGTACAGCTAGTATCTACATTCTTCATTCTCATGATTTAACAAAAAAAAATATGTGTGTATAATAATATAAAGTATGGCGAAGGAAGATTTAGACGAATTCGAACTTGACTTCAACAATAAAAACATAATCTCTATATTGCTTTTGATTGGTCTCTGGTTTGTAAACTTTTATGTAGCCGATGAAATTCGTAAGAAATTTGATGAATGTGGAGCACAAACTTGCCGGGATAAAAAAAGATTCGCTAGATATGCATCAATTATGTGGATCTTTCTTATTCCAGTTATTTTAGTGATATCAATAATTCACAATGATAGCAGACTTGCGTATGGAACGGTTGCTTTTTATCTTTTCGGTTTGTTGATATTTACCGACAATCCGATCATCAACAGATTTCTACTGGTTATAGACGTGTAGATTACTTTTTCTTTTTAGTAGTCTTTTTTAGATTGTCGACGATTGTTCTTTTCCAATTCTCAACATCTAACTCAATACTTTTAGATACATCGTTAGTCCGCATAATCTTGCAATCTTCAACTAGATCCGTTCGTTCGATACGGCGTTCTGTGAACTGGATTGCGTTCTGCGAAGAGTTCTTCATTTCATTGCTTTGCTTCAGATAATTCAATATGTCATCGATTGTTTCTTGTGTCAGTTGATTAAGAGAAACAAAGAATCCATTTGAGTTTTCAGATAATTTCACACCATTGTTGGTAAGAATCTTGTAGATATGATTCTGTTCGAATTGATTCATGTTTTCAACTTCTTCGATCATGTTTTCGAGTTCCGCAATATTCAAACTCATGATGAACAATTTTACTGATATACTTGACAATCCAATTGTTTTTATATGTTTATGTTTTTTAATTCACGAAGTCACCCACTTCATTCATTCGAATAGGAGAATTATCTATGAAACTTCCACAATATTTCTTAGGATCTTCGTAGTTATCATACTCATATAAATTGAACGAGATGGCGTGTGCTAGCAAAAACTTAAAATTGTTCCAGAAATCTGGTTCATGACCAACTGAAATTGTCATGATGTGAGCCATTTCGTGAAGCAAGACGAAAAATAGCGTATTTTCATCTACCATTTCCTTACCGTTGTTCTTTTTGAGACAAAGAACGATTTTTCGTTTATTCAAAGTAAATGATGTTCCAAAGGATCTTGAATTCTTCTCCCGTAAATCATCTGGGTTATATCGCTGAATCAATCGATTGATTTCAGAGTTTTCATTACCATACTTATCTTTTAATTTTGATATAAGTGTTGCACTTTTTTCTCTCATGCTAGCAAGAAGATCAGCAGATTTCTTTCGAAGTTCGTCGTTAATCACAAGGTATGTTCTGCCATCATATGCTTTTGTGTTGGCCATATTTCCGTCGAATCTTGAATATACAACAACTAAAAGTATGATCAACGATCCAATGATGATAAGAGAGTTAACATCCATTATTAAATATATCATAGATAATTTTTTCGTTATATAAATATAAAGGGTCTACTGTTACCAGTATAATGATACGTATTAGAAATGTACTAGACAAGCTGGATGCGATTGAAGAAATTATCAAAAATGAAGATACTTTTTGTCTTTTTGAAGAAAAAAAAGAGCTGTATACTAAGATATTGAAGTTCCACAATACGTCCGTCAAGAATATGGACATTTTCAATAATGAACTCAAATTCAAAGAAATACAGAAACATTCAAAGATACCTAAATCTCGATTAGGAGAGGTCGAATACATTGCGGAGTCTATGGTATCACAAGAAGATACTCTTGCCGTTGAAAACGTGACTGAGATAATGAAATACTTGAATTCGGTTGAACAGCCTGATCAGAGAACGTCTGAATGGTTCAATTATCGCCATGGTGTTGTGACGGCATCGTCAGCGTCACATATATTCGGTACAGATTCTGAATATAATAACTATGTTGAAGAAAAGGTTTTGCCAATCAAGACTTTCAAGGCTGGAATTGCTTGTTTACATGGTATAAAATTTGAGGATACTGCTCAGAAAATTTATGAACATCTCACAAATACGAAGGTTGGAGAATATGGTTGTATTCGTCACAAAACGATTCATCACTTAGGTGCGAGCCCAGATGGAATTGTTATAGAATGTGATGACCCAAAACTTGCAGGAAGAATGCTTGAAATCAAATGTCTTTATTCACGGAAATTGACAGGCATACCCTTATACAAGTATTGGGTTCAATGTCAATTGCAAATGGAAGTTTGTAATTTGGAATACTGTGATTTCTTTGAGTGTAAAATAGACGAGACGTTGTCAGATACAGAATTCTATGAAGTCATTGAGAAAAGATCTGCTAACTTTTACGGATTGATGATTGAATATACCAATACAGATAATGGCGAGAAGATTATGTATAAGTATGCAAAGATGAATGAATCCGAAGCTTATTACAAGATTTGGCTTGAAAAGACGATAGATGATTTGCTTGAAAATCCAAATATTCAAATAACAAAACAATGTTTTTGGAAGCTAAAGAAATACTGCAAAACGATAATCAAAAGGAATCGAGATTGGTTCTCCAAAATCAAGCCCGAAATCGATTCTTTCTGGCGTAACGTTGAAGAAAAAAGAATGATCGTAAAAGCCGATCCTGAAAAAGCGAAGGAAATCTTTCCCGAGAAAACTCGTAAACGCAAGATTGATGATAAACCGGAAATCTGCTTGATTGAGAATTCTCAAGAAGACGAGGATCCTTTTTCGATACACGATTAGCTGTAAAGATTCGTCGTACGGTTTATTATGATTTGATCGAGTGTTTTTTCATAATTGACATTATTTTGTTTGATAGGGATGTCATAGCAATAATTTTTAAATTATACATACTGTTGACTGAATATCCAAACATATCTCTTAGCATCTTACATTCAAATGAGAACATTTTCAAGGGGCTTATAATAAGTCCTTTGAAATCTCTAGGACAACAGATAGACGAATACAATTGAGGAATAATGAAATGTAAAATACATAGGACAACGATACACAAAACCCCTATAATATCGAAGGCATAATTTGCTATTTTTGATAATGTCATATCTGCATCACGTTCTTATTACACTTTTACCTATCATTTTACTTAAAATGGGCGTATTTTATACTTGAAAATATAAGTTGTGTAAAAAGAACCAAAACAAATCGAAATGTACACAAACAAGGAATACTGCTTCAATTGCAAAAAAAATGTGTTGCGTCAATTTCACTGGAGAAGTTTATACATTCATACAAACGTTTGCTTAAAGTGTTGCACGGAAAACCGACTTATCAATTTGCCGCATATTGTAAAAAGATTGATAAAAATACAAGAACTTTACGGGAATCCACAAATGAATATACATCCTTTTGTAGAACGTGATGACACATCTATGCAATTGATTAGTATGTTGCTTAAACACAACAATCCGCTTGCGATTGAAACGTTGAATCAACGAATTTGCTTCTTACAGATCGAAAATACTTTAAGAACACCGTCTGAACTTAGTATTTGGAACAAGATAATCACAAATGATTTGCTTGACACTCACGGATACGTGGAGTATTCAGAAATAGATAAAATCAAGGGATTCTTTGCAAATAACTTGCCCATGTTCAATGATATTCCTGATAAAGAAGTAGAAGAAGCAGAGAAAGATTCGTGTGATATGTTTCGGAATATGAAAATCTGAGGATTTATGACAACTCTATATGTTGTCTTTTTTTATTGTGATACTTATAAATAAATGTAAAATGATTCAATTTTCGACTTAAAAGGTAAACATATAAACATAAAAATATAATAATAGTTAGTGACAACAAGCGACAACAAGCGACAACATGGTTTATTGCTCAATTTGCCGATATACGGTAGATTATGAACAACATTGGGGGTCTCGTTACCGTCAAGCTACATGTTGCAAGTTTTGTAGGGAAGAAAAAGAATTGGAATTTCTTCCTTCTATTATAGGTAGAATCGCAGATGTTGAATTCAATATGAAACATCATCAAGGTCGATTTGCAAATTTATCGTCTGTAAATTTTGTCAATGACAAACTTGAACATTCTTTGTATAACTCTTCTCGAACAGCATGGCTGGAAGTAAGTGATACGATCACAAATAGAAATGAGTATTTCTTATGGGAAGCTTTCATTAATTCTCAAATTCTTGAAACTTCTGGTTACATTCAAGAACATGAATTCGAACTAGTGAAGCAATTCTTCGCTGAAAACATGCCTTGTCTCTATTCACAAGAAAACTTGAAAATGAGTGAAGCTACAAAGCTGCTTGCAAATGTACATATGTGAAAAGAATACAGAATCTGTCTGTAGTTTTTTTTGAATTTCAAATTTTATATGTTATAAAATATGGTGTATGACCCTTCTCTTGCTGCTTTAGCCAAATCATACAATTGTGAAAAAATGATATGCCGAAAATGTTATGCTCGTTTGCCACCGCGAGCTAAGAATTGTAGGAAAAAGTCTTGTGGTCATACGAATCAAATTCGCCCTAAGAAAAAGATTAAGTGATCGTGATCGTGATCTCATTTAGAAGCTATAACGAAGAAAACAAAATAGCTCAAAATTACGAAACCAAGGCCAACAAAAAGTTTTTCTTCATTTTTCCATAAGATTTCCTTCAAAATTACGAACAAAATTTGCATTTTCGAGATACATACTTCAACAAGATTATCATCAGAGTCGATTTCATCGAGTTTCAATTTTTTGTAAGTGCTAGGAGTAAGCAATTTATCAAAAATGTTAAACCATGTCTTAATAAAACGATCCATAAGGTCTACGACAGTCATCCTTTCGAATTCCGTTTTTCCTCCGTCTTCGTCTTCGTCTTTTTTCTCTTGTCTTTGTCCGTTCACGTTTTGTGTATCCATTAACTATAATTAGATTTTATTTTTTGCTTTTAATCTTCTTTACGTATTTTTTAGGGACATATTCCTTCTTTCTCACAAGAGCATTCTTTATATTGACAGTTTTATCAACTTTAGATCGATTCTTCACTATTCTTTCTTCCGCAGAATCGATAATGCTATCACGGACGCTAAATTGATCCATAGTCCCTTCCGAACCACGATAGAGTTCATTATGGGGCTTGAATGAGGTAAAATCGCGGCCATATCCTATTCCTACGAAGGGAATATCAGTGTTTTCTTTTTTTCCAAAATAGTCAGACGGCTTCATTGGCTTCATTGGCTTCAGTGAGTTCATACTATTATCTATTATAATACACACATATATTTTTTTTGAAAAATTGAAACGGACTTTTTTGATATAGTGTCCTTAAAAATCTTTCCACATAAGATGACTTGATCGTGGAAATTCGTCAAATCTAAAGAAGATTCAAATGGCTCATCTTCCTTTATCGACTCTTTGATGTAATATAGCTCAAACAATTTCTCTTCGTTCGAAAGTGAATTTCGTTCCGTCTTGTTCACAAAAGAAGGCGTCAACGATATTATCTTAATCGTTTGTGTTCCCACTCTTGAAGCAGGATATATGTATTTCAAAATAGTTGCGTAATGAAAATTTCTTACATGTTCTGCTTTTTTGATTTTTTCAAAACAATCGATAGCAATATCAATTTTATTTGTGGGATTGTCTTTATCAAGTCCATTACATATATGCTTTGGCATCAACATCCGAAACAAACTAGATTGGGATCGAATTATTTCCGTCTTCTGTAACCAAGATTGAGACTTGTCGCATAGATTCTTGAACGAGTTCTCTACGATATACTTATCGATCTTTATTGTGGTCGTATTTCGTGTGTCTTTACTGATGAACTTCATGTGTATTATTTTCTTTCGAATATGAATGAGGTTTCCTTTACTTGTTTTTACTATTCCATTGATTTCATCATCGTTAAGGATTAAATTGAAAAGTTCCAGTTCATTTTTAACATAGCTTAAGATAAAATCAAAGGACATGCGATGACTGAAATGCTTAGCATTCCTCAAGACATAGGATTGAAATCTTTCACTCATCAAAGATGTATTCAATAGGCAAATTATAGGTATTACAATATTTGCCTTGATTTCGGACATCTTCTCAAAGAAAGCTTTGTCAAATATGTGAAGATTGTGTATTACGATCACATCTTTTGAAGATTTGAAAAATGAGTCTATATTTTGTTTTGTGCTAATTTCCACTAATTTTTCTAAGAACACCTTTTTAGGAAAGTGTGTATGGGCTTTATTATAAAGAGGATTCACATTTATCATATTGACATTGTATTTATTTGAGAGTTTACGAAGTTTGTATTTTTTCCCAGACCCACACGAGCCGGTGAAGAAAATCAACTTATACTTCAACTCGGTGCTGTTTAGGTCCTTGAACCATGATTCAAGAGACATTTCACTGAATATTTATGAAAATATCTTTTTATATCAAAAAAATATACGATATGCGATGTGTTGCGATGTGATGCGATGTGATGCGTAAAATATTCAACAAAATTATATAAATTGAACTAATAGGGATGAAATTACAACTGAAAAAATTTGATATGGTAAAAATCGCCCCAGATTCAGTTGTTGTAATGATTGGCAAAAGAAATACTGGTAAATCGTTTTTGACGCGTGATTTGCTGAGTTATCACACCGATATTCCCGTAGGCACGGTGATATCAGCAACAGAAGCTGCAAATGGCTTTTATTCCGAAATGGTACCGCCCATCTTTATACATGGAGAATATCGTGATGATATTGTTCAAAAAGTTTTGATGCGACAGGAAAAGTTGATTAGAAAGAAAAAGACAGCCGGAAACGAACGAATTAACCCGAATACATTTGTCATTATGGATGATTGTATGTACGACTCTTCTATTTTCAAATCAAAGTTTGTTCGATCACTTTTTATGAACGGCCGTCACTATAAGATTTTCTTCATTTTAGCAATGCAATATGCACTCGGTCTTCCTCCAAACTTACGCACAAATATAGACTATGTGTTCATTCTTCGAGAAAACATAATCCAAAATAGAAAACGATTGTATGATTCATATGCAGGAATGTTTCCAAGTTTCGATGCGTTTTGCACTGTGATGGATCAGTGTACATCTAATTACGAATGTTTGGTCATCGACAACACTTCGAAATCAAACAAAATTGAAGAATGCATATTTTGGTATAAAGCAGATCCACATCCACCGTTTCGTTTGTGCTCCCAAGCTAGTTGGGATTATTCGAATAGGAATTACAAGCCGCCAGCAGCCGATGACGAAAATGAGGAAATGTGGGATCCAAGTGCATTCAAAACAAAAACGAATAAGCCGACTATAAATGTCGATAAATATAGTGATTATATGTAAATAAAAGATAAATCATTGAAAAACCTCAATCGCTCAACTGTTCTGCATTCTCTTGCACTCTTTCTCATTTTTCTTTTTTTTACAGTGTTTTGAAGGAATTACATTCCAATTATCCAAATTTCCGTTTTCTCTAATGAATTCATCTTCATTCATCAAATTTCCATCAGAATAATCATACCCATCATACAGTGCGTTTACTTCTTCGAGACTCGCACCATCTCTGTAAGAAATTATTTCAGAACGCTGTAGAATTCCATCCGCATTCTTATCAATGGACCTAAACTGGTCCGACAGGGTTCCCTGCTCATTTAAGGATGTTTGAACACCGCTTTCGTTTATTTCTTCACTTAGCAGTTGGTTGTTGTCGACGTCATTCAATGTGTAGTCGTAATTCTGAGACACGACAGTTCGTATCAAGGAGAAAACTATGATCACACCGAGAAAGATGAGTAAAATTTTCAATATCATTACTCTATTCATATTCATTACGATATTCTATATTATATTTACTATATATATTTTTTCAACATATAAACATAAAGCTACATTGGGAGAACAAGAATGACTTATTACCGTTTCAGAGTTTATAGTCGAAATGACGAATTTGCGATCGCGTTCGAAAACAAAAAGATTGTAGAGCCAACAAAACAAATGATTTATAAGAAACTAAAGGAAGATTACGGTATCAAGCGAGTTTACACGCGTAAATCCAGCATTGTTTGCACTCAAGATTAGACATATAAAAGTAAATTGTCATAAGAATGCAAGAGAATCAAAATGAAAATTGCGATTGCCGGGAATATTTGCTCCGGAAAATCGACGCTTGCGAATGAAATTGTTGAAAGATATTCGAAACATACTTGGAAAAGGCTTTCATTTGCTGGCAGAGTCAAGGAACTCGCGAATGAATTGTTTGGAATGACCGTAAAGGACCGAAACTTACTCATCAATCTTGCCACCAAGATGCGAGACATTGATGAAGATGTATGGGTGAATGCTTTAATGAAACAGATTCGCAAGAATGACTTTGTCGTTGTCGATGACCTTCGCATGATGAATGAATATTTCAAGCTTAGCGGTACATTTGATCTTGTCATCAATTTAAGGAATGATAAAGATATGATTGAAGATCGTGTGAAAAGACTCTATCCGATCGATTGGGAAGACCATATGAATGCAATCGAAACATCGTACACTGAAAATCAGGTTGCCAAATTGCCTGAGATTTATTTTGATTTCGTGATTCGTAACAATAATTACGCGGAATTCTTCGAGTTCCTTGATGAAAAACTGCTAGATAATTGGCGAGGAATAACAGTTTGAATATTAGCGCTTATATATACCGGGACCCCCTATTATTGGTATTTTCGGCATAAATGGGCCCTTCAATTTTCGTTTTTCTTCTTTGATAGCTCCTTTCGTTTTTTCTAGCTCTTTATTCAACATTTTAAGGGTGATTATATTTCTGGTATTTTTAATTTTAAATATTAAGGAGTTTGCTTTTAATTTCAAATATTGAAGTTTTCTTCTTCTTTCAGGAAGTTTCATAACTTTATCATATGCTTCCTGAGAACTCAGTTTCTTTAAATCGAGTTGGTAAGCCTGATCAGCCCAATATGTTGTTCCAAATGTTCTCTTATTACTTGAGCTGTAATTTTCTTTTGACCGACCGACTGTAAAAAACAGAACTAATCCTATTACTACCAATGCCAATGCAAACATTCCAAGTTTTTCACGTTTGCTTAATGTCATGTTATTGTATATATATAGTACATATAAAAAACTCGAGAAAGAAATTGTTGAACTTTTGCGAAAGTTTCATAACTCATATTCATACACATATTCATACACATCGAAATTTTTCTTTTGTGAAGACAAAATCTAAAACTATAGGGGTGACGTTTCAACCCTAGGTTTCAAATGATCGAACAAAATATATAGGGGTGAAGTTTCAACCCTATGTTTTTAGTCCTTTGCGAAAGTATAGGGGCGATGTGTTTCCCTTTAAAATTATCCCAAAATCGCCATTTTTTGGGCTAATTTTGGGTATGGAGCTCACTTTTTGTCTTTTTTTT